AATTGATAGTTTTTTTAATTGTACTGATATATGTAAAAGGTCTATTAAGCTATCTTGAAGTGTTATTTTTTTGTCTAGTATGTCATTTATCATAGTTGCTCCTATAAGGTTAAAAGATACAAGTAGCACCACAAAATAATATTTGTAAGTGCTACTATGTATACGATCTGCATTATTGTATTTTTCTCCAATATTCTTCAAAGTATTCTTCTGATTGTTCTTCAAATTCTTTTTGAGAAATATGTGGAGGTCTTGTTATATCTCCGTCTTTTTCTAAAGCTGCGACATTTCTGTAAAAGTCTTGTATATTTTCAGAATAAGAAATAACATCTTGACAGTCTGCCCAGAAATTTTCTTCTTCCTCTATAATGTGCTGCATTAATCTACCCATTTTTATTCTCCCCTTGCTTGTTTTAATTTATTATAAATATTTTCATTAAAACTTGGGTTTTCTTTGTTTGATAAATAATCATTTAATATACCATTGAAAGCCATAACAATCATTTGAGAATATTTGCATTTATTATTTTTAAAACAAAATTCATTTAAATCTTGAATTGTTTTATAAATTATTTTCCTTCTATACTCTTTAATTTTCATCTTTATTCCTCCCTATAATCTAATACATCTGATTTAAATTGTTCTTGTTTATAATCTCCATTAGCTAGTTCACATAAAATTTCTAGTATGGCTTGTTTAGGATAATCTCCTTTCTCATCTGTGCCTATCCATAGTTCCATATCTTCTTTAGTTACTCTCATTTTTTTGCTCCTGTTTTTTTATTTTGATTTTTACTGCCTACGAATTTTAGTCCTTCTTTTGTCTTTTCAATATAGTTATGTTTAAGTCCATATTGAATTAATCCTTTTTCAAATTGTTTTATTTGTGTTTTTTTAAACATCTTAATCTCCCTTCCATTCTGTAATGTTAATTGTATCTTCCATTTTTTCTGTAGCATCATCATTCCATTCTTCTACATCTAAACTGATAGCAACTTCATCATTCATACATTTTAAAAATATACTCCTCGCCTGGTCTTTTGCTGATTCCAGGTTGTTGTCTTCTATTTCAAATATATGATCGTATTCTGCTCTAACTCTTATCTTAAATAATTTTTGTTTTTGTGTATTTTTTAAGTCTACTTTAAACATTTTATTCTCCCTTCTCTTCATATAAAGTTTTCTCTGTTGTGTCATACTCTATATAAAATTGTCTTTTAACATTTTCTGTACCTTGTTCTGAAATGTAACCAATAAAATCATTATACATATCTTTGTTAATGCTTTTTGGTGAATCATTTTCAATGTCATAATTATGATAAAAAGGAAATCTAAAAGTAACCATAGTTGAATATCTTTTATTTTTATTCTTTTTAAAGTCTATTTCTTTTTCATAATTAACAATATTGTTTAATACTTCTATTGTTTGTTTTTCATCAATTTTTCCACTTTGCAGCGAAGTTACAATATCTTCTAAATCTTGCAGTAAAGTGGTTGTTTCTGTTTCTTGCGTCATAATAAGCTCCAATTATTATTTTATCTGCATTAAAAAAAATCGTCATTATTTATATTAATAAATCACTATTAGTAAAATGTCAAACACTATTTGTGAAATATCTTTTTAATATAATTTATTTCTTCTTGCTCATATTCTTTATAAAAATGCACTTCATTGTTATATGATTCTGCACCTTTAATTTTTTCTTTTATTTTTACTGATATATTTCCATTACCAATGTCATATATGGCAAGTATTGTTTTATCTTTTAAATCTACACAAAAATCTGGAAATTTATCTGCTATTAAAGTTTTATTTATTTTCATTTTAACCTCTTATATATTTTTTTACTTTATCGTCATATAGTTTTATAAAATTATCGTCTTTATAATATTCTGTTTTACCATTCATAAAATCTTTAACAAAATTTATAAATTCTTTCTTGCTCCAATTTTTGAAGTCAAGTCTATAATTAAAACTTTCTTCAAAAATATTTACTAATTCTTTATAGGTCATATTTATTCTCCTAATTTATCTAAATGTTTATAATCATTAATATTTTCATTAAGATTATTTTCCTCATTTAATCTTTTTATTTGATTGTCATTTAATCCATATTCTATTTTTGGATTAACCATAAATCTAGTACAACTAGAAGTAAATGGGTCAGTTATGTAATAACCATTCCAATTAAATCCTAATACTTTTTTATTATCAATAGTGTCATAATATAATTTTATGCTCATATTGTTGCTCCTGTTTTTGATGTCATTAATTAAAGCAAGTAATGACTTCTTGCAAAGTATTCTATAATACTTTTTATAATGCCTTAAATTAATAAGGCACTACAAAAAATATTAATCTTCTTTATTTAAAGTATGACTATAATATTTTTCTAAAAATTTAACTAACTCATTATAATCATTTGTAGCAATCCATAACATTTGATAGCCTTCATCAGACTTACTTTTTTCTAAATATTTTACATTATTTTTTAATAATTGTTTTTTAGTAAAATTTTGTATTGGATTTCTAATTTGTAAACTATACAAATGAAAATTTCCTAAACTTAATTCTTCTTTATGTATTAATTTATCTTCTTTATCCATAAACCATATTTGTAATTCTGGGTCATTACAATTAATGTCATAATTATACGCTATGCTATTTTTTACTTCATCATTACCATAGGAAGAGTTATCCCATTTTTTAAATATTTTTTCGTGATGTAAATTTATCATTTTTTTTCCTCATATTTTTTTAATTTTCCCTTGTCTTCTGATTCCATAAATTCTTCACCAAAGGCAAAATTAAATACTTGTTTTTTTTCTTCTTCATTACAAGTATCAATTAATTTATTATCTAAAATATGAATAATTTGTTTTTTTGATAATCTCATTATTGACCTCCCTTTATTAAAGTTATTTCAAAATTGTCATCTTTTAATGTTGTAGCAAAGTCATATTTTTTTACTTGCATTGTTATTGCTCCATTTAATAATTATTATTTACCCATTTTACAAGTTTACTTTTTATTACATCAAAATTTAATTTTTGATTTATTAATTTTTTAACTTGTAAAACAAATTCTTTATTATTCATTAATAAATTAGGTTCTATTAATGTTTCATTAGATACTAATTGAATTAGTAATATTCCTTTATTCATTGTATTGCTCCATTTAATTACTAGGAATTGCCTAGACAATAAGAATTAAAATAATTCTTAATAATGGGGTTAATAAATAACCCCATAGTTAAAAATTAAGCCATTTCTTTTTCTAATTCTTCTTTATAATTATAAACTATTTCTTCGCCTATAATATAAAAATACATATTTACTATTTTTTCTGGGTCTGAAAAATCTGTAGTTACTTCTCCAAAATTATTATTTTCATATTCTTTAATATATTCTATTACATTGAAAACTTCTTCGCCTAACCATTTAGTAGCTTGATAAGTCCCTATAATATAATAATCAGTATTAAAACAATGGTGATGTAAGTCTTCATAAAAATAATTATCTTCTTTTATTTGTTCTTCATTTTCTTTTATAAAGTCTTCAAAATATTCTTTTATTTCTTGATATTTGTATTTCATTTTAATTGCCTCATAGTTAATTAATAAAATTGAAGTACTATAATACTTCTCATAGTGCTAATAAAAGCACTATAAGAAATATTAAACTTTATAAGTTCTTTTTGTTTGTAATTTAATATAATAACTTATCATTTCACAATCGAACTTGATTTGATCTAGATTTCTTTTTGTACCATATTTTAAATTCATATTAAATCTAATATCTTTTAATAATCTATTAATATCTTTTTTGATTTCTTTATCTAACATTTATAAACTCCATATTTATTAATAATATAAATATATTATCATATTAGTTAACATTTTGTAAACAGTTAATATTAATAATATTGTGTAACTCCCAATGCTTAATTTTGATACTTTTAAAACTTGTCAAGCCTTAATATTATAATTGTATAAATAGGGATTTAATAACTAGAATCTGCGACATTATAAAACAACATCTATAATAACTATATAATAAGGCATATAAGAAAAACTCAATAAACTGTAATGAATTAATTAAATAATATGTAAACTAATATTATTGATAAAATGCTAGAAATTAAACATTTCTTTTATACTGTAGTATATACTAATCATATACCCAATACATACTATATATTAACTATAAACTATTAACTATATAATATATATAAGGTTGCTATGGTTTTAATAGGGGTTATGGCATTTTAATAAATAAAGAGCTTAAATCTTCTACAAAAAAGACTAACAACAGGAGCAGCAGAACAAAACCAGAACATCAACATCAAGGCGATATAATAGTCGTAGAGCAACATTAACCTTATTAGATACAATCATAAGCATTATGTATTTAATGGCAATGAGCAACAACTACAGACGATATATTTGTTCTCTATCTGTTCCTATTCCTGATGTTCTACATTTGTTCTATAATATATTTGTTCTAGCTTTGTTCTAGTGTATAAGGTTCATTACAAAAATTTATTTTTAAAATTTTTTTTACAGATCAGATGTGGGGTGGTACTGGTGCTAATCTAAAGGCATATATCAAATACATCCCAACTACCCATAATCGGTTCTGTATAATATCTAAAAACAAAAAAGGTTTTGACATAAGGGTTTAAATTAATTATATGTGGGTATAACTGTATTGGAGATATGGATGAAAGGCAGACCAAAGTTTGAACCCACAGAAGAGAATAAGAAGCAGGTGGAATTAGCTGTTGGGTTTGGATTGAATCAAGACCAAATTGCAAAGCTAATGAGCTGTGATGTTACTACCCTTAGGAAATATTTTAGGTATGAATTAGATGCTGGTAAGGAGAAGATGGTAATGTCTATTGGTAGTCAGTTGTATAAGAAAGCTATGAAGGGCGACACTATCTCGGCAATATTTTTGGCAAAGACTAAGGGAGGATTTAGAGAAACTGTTGAGCATGAAGGACTGCCGAATAATATTACAGTTAGTTTTAATTTAGATAATAAAAAAGAGATTGATGCAGAAGTAATACAGGAGAAAATTACTAATGGTTAGAAGAGGTTTATATGCAAATATAAATGCAAAGAGAAAACGCATAGCAGCAGGTTCTGGTGAGAAGATGCGTAAAGTAGGAAGTAAAGGTTCACCAACTAATAAAAATTTTAAACAAGCAGCAAAGACTGCAAAAAAAAATAAAAGGAAAGGATAATAATATGCCAGGATATGGATATGGAAAAATGAGTAAGAAGATGACCAAGAAACCTATGAAGAAAAAAGTAAGAATAGTTATGGGTAACAAAAATAAAAAATCTAAAAAAAGGACTGCATAATGAAAGGGGTAAATCATTATTTAAAGGATGGAACAAAACACAAAGGAGGTATGCACAAAATGCCAGATGGAACTCCTCATACTGGCAAGTCTCATACTAGCAAAAGTGTAAAGCTGTTTCATTATGGTGAACTTTCAAAAAAAGCTCAAATGAAAGCAAGAAAATCTTGGAAAACATAAATGGCTATTGAATACAGAGGTGAAAGATTTTCTGGTTACAATAAACCAAAAAGAACTCCAAACAAAAGCAAAAAATTTGCTGTACTAGCAAAATCTAATGGGCAAATAAAACTCATACGATTTGGCGACCCTAATATGAAAATAAAAAAAAGTAGTCCAGAAAGAAGAAAAAGTTTTCGAGCAAGACATAGGTGTGATACGTCTCCTCCTTCAAAGTTAACAGCTCGATACTGGTCGTGTAAGAAGTGGTAATCTGTTCCCTATGCACATAACCATTCCTTACACACCAAGACCACAACAAGCAGAATTACATAAAAATCAAAAAAGATTTAAAATTTGTGTATCACACAGAAGATGGGGTAAATCTGTTTATGCAATTACAGAAATATTAAGACAAGCGTTACAAATAAAAACTGAAAGAAATGATGGCAGGTTTGCATACATAGCTCCATACTATCGACAAGCAAAAGCTGTGGCTTGGGATTATTTATTATATTATACAAAAGATATTCCTGGTACTAAAGTAAATCAATCTGAACTACGAGTGGATTTATTAAATGGTAGTCGTATACGATTGTATGGTGCAGGTGATGACCCTGATGCTTTGAGAGGAATATTTTTAGATGGATGCGTAATGGATGAGTATGCTGATATGTCTCCTAGAATGTGGAGTGAAGTAATACGACCTGCGTTAACAGATAGAAAAGGGTGGGCAATATTTATTGGTACACCAAAAGGTAGAAATCAATTCTGGCAATTATATGAAGATGCAAAACACGACAACGAATGGCACAGAGCAATTTATCGTGCAAGTGAAACAGGAGTAGTAGACCCACAAGAATTAGAAGCAGCAAAAAAACAAATGGGTGAAGATGAATATATGCAAGAATTTGAATGTTCTTGGGCAGCTGCTATTAAAGGTTCTTACTATGGTAATTTAATTATAGAAGCAGAACAAGAAGGTAGAATTACAAAAGTAGAAAGAGACCCAGCACTACCTGTTCATGTAGCTTGGGATTTAGGAATATCGGATAGTTGTGCATTATGGTTTTTCCAAGTTACAATGGGTGAAATAAGAATATTTGATTATTATGAAAGTGCAGGAGTTGGATTAGACCATTATGTAAAAGTTATGGATGAAATGCAAATAGAATACTGGGGTGATGATTATTTACCTCATGATGCTAAAGTACGAGAGCTTGGAACAGGTAGAACAAGAGCAGAAACTTTAATCAATATGGGTAGACGACCACGCATAGTTCCTAACCATAAAGTTGATGATGGAATTAATGCTGTACGATTATTGTTGCAACATTGTTATTTTGATGCTAGTAATTGCGAAAACGGATTAAATGCTTTGAGAAATTACCAAAGAGAATGGGATGATGTGAAAAGAGTGTTCAAAAGAAATCCTTTACATAATTGGGCATCTCATGGAAGTGATAGTTTTAGATATTTAGCTATGTCATACAAACATATAAAACCAGAACCAAAACCTAAAGACGTACAAAAAGAAATGGTGCGTACTCCAACATTAGATGAAATGATGGATATGTATGATAGAGAACAACGTAATAAACCAGAAAGAAGGATATAATTATGCAAGTAGACCCTAGAATGTACAAAAGACAAATGACAGAAGAAGAAGAAAGATTGATGATGGCTCAAGGTTTAAGAGGTAATAATAATATGATGGTGGCAGATGCAACACAAAGCTCAGATTTTACTACAGGAAATTTACCTATGGCTATGCCTGGTTCAGGAGCAAGAGAGGTAACAGACCCATCAGCATTTATGACAGAAGGTGGAATGTCTGATGAAGATACAAGAATGATAATGGATTTACAGCAACAAATAGAAATGATTAAACAAAAGTATAGATAATGGCAGAAACTAGAGATGAAACAGTAAAACTACAAGGTACTGCTAGATATTGGCAGATGGAACTTGATAGTTCTGACCAAGCTGAAAAAGATTGGAGAGAAAGAGGTAGAGCTGTTGTAGCACGATACAGAGATGAAAGAGAAACAGATGGTTATAGTGCTGGTTTAACCAAACAATTTAACATTCTATGGTCTAACACAGAAACTATGAAAGGTGCATTATTTGCTCGTATGCCAAAAGCAGATGTGCGTAGAAGATACAACGACAATAATCCTATAACAAGACAAGTAGCTATCGTATTAGAAAGAGCATTACAATATGGTAATGAGGTATATGCAGCAGATAAACCTATAAAAGCAGCAATAGAAGATTATTTATTACCTGGTCGTGGGGTAGTATGGGTAGTATATGAACCTATTTTTGTAAAAGAAACCATAAAAGTAGAATCTATAGATGAATTTGGCAATATGGTAATGATAGATAAAGAAGAAGAACGCATAGCCGACCAAAGATGTTATTTTGATTATATAAACTGGGAAGATTATAGAGAAAGCCCAGCAAAAAGACCAGAAGATGTATATTGGAAAGCAAGAAGGCATTTATTAACTAGAGATGAATTAATCGAAAAAGGTTTTAAAAATGCTGAAGATATACCCCTAAATTGGTCTCCAGAGCCTACAGAAGGCTATCAAGAAGAATACTCTGAAATATTCTCCAGAGCAGAGGTATGGGAAATCTGGGATAAATATACTAGAAAAAGATTTTTTATATCAAAAGGATACAATGAAGTGTTAGCTGAAGATGAAGACCCTTATGAGCTAGAAAATTTTTTCCCATGCCCTGATTCATTAGTAGCAATTAGAACAAATGAAACAAGTGTACCTATACCAGAGTTTACTTTGTATCAAGATCAAGCTGATGAATTAGACAGAATTACAACAAGAATAAGTAATTTAATAGAAGGATTAAAAAGAAGAGGTGTTTATGATGCTTCTGTGCCAGAATTATCACATTTAGCTGATGCTGGAGATAATGATTTTGTACCATCAGAAAACTTTCAGCAATTAGCAGCAAAAGGTGGATTGCAACAAGTATTTCAACAAGAGGATATATCACCTATTGCACAAGTATTATCTGGATTATATCAGCAAAGAAATCAAATATTAGATACTATTTATCAAATAACAGGCATATCAGATATTATTAGAGGTTCTACAAAAGCTAGTGAAACTGCTACAGCACAACAACTAAAAGCACAGTTTGGTAGTATGCGTATGCGTAAAAAACAATCTGAAATAGCTGAATATATAAGAGATTTATTTAGGTTGAAAGCAGAAATTATAGCAGAACATTATGAACCAGAGACTTTAGCAGCTATGACAGCTCTTACTATAACACCAGAGATGATGCAAATAATGCGTGATGATAAATTAAGAGGTTATAGTATAGATATTGAATCAGATGCTACAATTTTTACAGATGAAGAAGAAGAAAAGAAGACTAGAATAGAATTTTTATCATCTTTTGGTGGATATTTACAACAAGCTATTGGTATAGCAAATCAATCACCATCATTAACACCATTAGCATTTCAAGCACTAAGATTTTTGATGGGTGCTTGGAAAGTTGGTAGAACTTTTGAAGATGTTATAGATAGAACAGAAGCTCAACTAACACAACAAGCTCAACAAGCATTACAAGCTGGTCCACAACCATCAGAAGCTGAAAGAATTGCTGCACAAAAGATGCAAACAGAGATGGCTAAAGAAGAATTAAAACAACAAGGTAAACTAGCAGATATACAAGCAAGAGAAAGAGCTTCTAGCAATAAAGTAGCTACAGAAGCACAATCAAGCCAAGCAAGATCAAACGCAAAGAAAGAGTTAGCATTATTAGAAAGTGATATGAAAATAGCAGAAGAAATGAATAAGGAAGCAAGAGATGAGCTACAGAGATAATTACGACAATATTAAGTGGTCTAAATGCACATTTAAGCCAATTAAAGCAACAAAAAGAACAAAATCACATCAAGTTATGGGTGATATACAAGAATTTGTGTCTCCAATCGATAAAACTGTTATAGGCAGCCGTTCTCAAATAAGAGAACACGAAAGGAAACACAATGTTAGGCAATGTGGGAATGATTATACAAGTTCTACAAAACCTAAATTTTGGGATAATATGATTAACAATAAAAGAGGATAATATGACACAAGAAAGCACTCCTAATCAGGAATCAGCACCAGAAAAAGCACCAAATTTAGATGCAGTTTTGGAAGGTGCAATTAATCAAGCACTACCAACTGAAGAAACACCTACTCCAGAGGAAGCTAAAAAAGCTCCTCAACCTAACACTCCACAAAATGTGGAAGAAACTAATTCTGAAGAATCTGAATCTGATTCATTAGATCAGGTAGCTCCTGAAAGTGAAACAGAACCTCAAGATTCTACCGAAGAACCTTCTGATGACACTCCAGTCGCAGCAGTTGATGGAGAGGATTCGCAAGAACCTCCACTAGAAGCTCCAAAAAACTGGTCAGAAGACGTAAGAAGCAAGTTCAAGGATTTACCTCGTGATGCACAGGAGTATATGCTAAAGCGAGATAAAGAGATGACAGCAGATTACACACGAAAGACGCAAGAAGTAGCCGAGCAACGCAAAAGTTTTGAATCATTAGATAAAGTTATAGCTCCAATGAGACAGCAAATTGCAGCAAGTGGTGTAGGAGAAGCCGAATATATCTCCAGATTACTTAATGCAGATATGGCACTCAGAAATAACCCAAAAATGGCAATCAAACAATTAGCACAAGGTTATGGTATTGACCTTTCATCAATTGAAGAAACTGTGGATTGGAATGATACAGACCCACAAATTGCCCAATTAAAACAACAAAATCAAGCAATACTTGCAGAATTAAATCAGTTCAAACAACAAAATCTGCAATCTGCTAGACAACAAACCGAAGCTCAAATCAATGGCTTTGCTAATACTAAAGATGATAAAGGCAATTTAAAATATCCCCATTTTGATAAATTAAGAGTTAAAATGGGTAATCTAATAGATGCAGGAGAAGCAAAAGGATTAGAAGATGCTTATGCTAAAGCTGTGCGATTAGATGATGAATTGTATAAACAATCTTTAGATGCACAAAGAAAAAGTGCTAAAGCTGAAGAAGATGCGAGAAGAAAGGCAGCAGTTGAAAAGGCTAAAAAGGTTAGACCTAGAACAGCTACTGCACCACCTTCAGGTTCTGTTAAAGCTACAGATTTAGATGCCTTGTTAATGGAATCAATTAGTAAAGCAGGGGTAACTAGATGAGTTGTGGGATAACATTAACTTATAGAGAGGTATATTATGGCAACTTCGCCTAACAGTACATTTACTGAAATCGTTACTACTACTCTTGCTGGTTATTCAAAAACCTTAGCAGATAACGTAACAAATAGTAATGCCTTACTTCGTCATATTGATGCAAAAGGCAACAAGCAAGTAGCTACTGGTAGAACCATTGTGCAAGAATTAGAATATGCAACTAACTCAACTGCAAAATGGTATAGTGGTTACGAAGTATTAGACACATCTACATCCAACGTATTCACAGCAGCTGAGTTTAATTACAAGCAATTAGCTGGTAATGTGGTTATATCTGGATTAGAACAAGTCGAAAACTCAGGAAAAGAAGCAATCTTTAACTTGCTTAAATCAAGAGTAAGAAACCTAGAAAAAACATTAAACAATACTATGGCTACATCTTTGTATGCTGATGGTACTGGTACAGATGGTAAAGAACTAGGTGGATTACAGTTGATAGTTCCTGGTACAGTCGGAAATACAGTTGGTGGTATTAACTCTACTACTTACACATTCTGGCAAAATAAAGTGTATGATTTTAGTGCAGCATCAGGAAGTCCAACTCCTAGTGCAACCACTATACAAACAGCAATGAACACTTTATGGCTAGATACTACAAGAGGAGCAGATGTTCCAGATTGTATAGTAGCAGATACAAATTACTTTAATTTCTATTGGAGTTCTTTACAGACTAACCAAAGATTTACAAGTGATGATAATGCTAGTGCAGGTTTTATGAACTTAATGTTTATGAACGCACCTGTGTTCTATGATGACCAATGTCCAAGTAATAAGATGTATTTCTTAAATACGGACTATTTATTCCTTCGTTCAGCTCAAGGTAGAGAATTTACACCTTTAGGTGAG